GTTTTAGAAGAGTATGCAGGTAAATGGTTTGATATGAACTTTACTTCTCCATATATGCAATATGCGGTTAAATGCCTACAACCAGAAAAAATACCTTCGGTTGTTCATAAAGATGGAACATCTAGAGTTCAAACAGTAAATAGACAACAACACCCAGGACTATATGAATTATTATCACATTGGTACTCTATAACTGGAGTTCCTATATTATTAAACACAAGTTTAAATATAAAAGGACAACCACTATTAAATGATAATAATGATATAATTAATTGGGAAAAGGCCTACGGCCATAAAATAGTAAGAGGAGAATAAAATGGAATCAACTAAAAGAACATTACTTAAAACAGCAAGTTGGGAAACATTTCACCTAGTAGGTGTTGCTGGCATCATATCTCTTGTAACATGGAAGATTACTGGCGAGGTAGATTATGAATATGCTAGTCTTGGTGCGCTAGGATATATTGCCTGGGAAGCACTTGGCTATTTTATTCATGAAAGAGTTTGGGCAAAGTGGGGAAGGAAAGTAAAGTAATGCGTATTAAAATTATTAGATTTATTGCTAAAGTATTGGGATATGAATTAAGTTCCGCACCAAGGGGAGTACCTGTATGGCAACTACGAAAGAAAAAGTAGTATGCCAGCATATGAATATGACTGCATGTCTTGTGCAGTAAGATATACAAAAGTCAGAAGCATGTCAGAAAATGACCCAGGCTATGAGTGTGACACTTGCCAAAAACCTTTGGTTCGTGTATACTCTAGTATAGGAGTTACATTTAACGGCTCTGGATTTTATAAAACTGACAATAGAAAGGTATAATATGTTTAGTATGCTTAGGGATAAAGAAGAAGAAAAGGTATGGATTCTTGATGCCAGAGATAGGTGCGACAGATGTAGCGCTCAGGCATATGTAAAGGTTTTGGGCAAAAACAACACAGACCTTTTATTCTGTGGTCACCATTATGATAAGGCAATGAGTAATGCAGTCGGCTATGATAATATGATGAAGTATATGGAAAGCGTTATTGATGAAAGAGAAAGACTTGTTGAAAATAAACAACAAGGCAAAGATTATTAATGAACTTTCATTTTTTATTAAATAGTGGCATGTTAAATGTTAAGCAATTATCACATTTATCAAATCAAATAAATGATTCTGGATATGACTCATTATTATTGACATACCACTCTTTATCTCCAGACTATTGGATTAAAAGTGCAGCAGCATTAAACACCGATCATAAGTTTAAATATATGATTGCATTAAGACCATTTAACATGAGTTATCAACATTTTGCCATGATGGTAGAAGGTTTTAATCAAATTCAAAAAAACAGACTAATAATTAACTTTATTGCTGGAGACTTTCATAATAGATCTGACGAAGATAAACAATCAGATGTTTACGGTCTTTTTGATTCAATAGATACTATAGAAAAAAGAAAAACAATTGTAAGAGATTTTGTAGATAACTACAAAAAACACCCATTACATATTGATCCTCCAAAATTTGTTTTTAGCGGGTACTCTAAATATATGATAGAAACTGCTGAAATGTTTAATGGAACAACACTGTGTATGTTGGACGATTATTATAAAAATATAGAATTATTTAAAAATATTAAAAATAAAATGGTTTCAGTTTTATTGGTCATTAGGGATACAGAAGAACTTGCGGAAAAAGAGGCAAAAGAAATGTTAAATGAAAGACAGTTAGGATACTCATTTTATGGAACTGAATCTTCTGTAGCACAAAAAATGCTAAATCTTTCAAAGGATGGCATAACTGATATACTTGTAAGTGCATACTCTGGTTCTTCTCACATAGATAACGAGAGTATATCAAGAATACACGAATGTATAAGGAGAATAAAAAATGTATGAGTATAGAGTAAAAAAGGTAACTAGTGTTGTAGATGGAGATACAATAGATGTAGATATCGATCTTGGTTTTAGTGTGTCTTTTTCTCAAAGAGTTAGGCTTGCTGGAATTGATACGCCAGAGTCACGAACATCTGATAAATTTGAAAAAACATTAGGTCTTGAGGCTAAAGAATATCTTAAGTATAAACTAAAAGATGCTAAGACTGTTATAATTAAAACAGAAAAGCCAGACTCGTCAGAGAAGTATGGTCGCATTCTTGGCTGGTTATATGTTGATGGAGACACTGTATCTGTTAATGATCATATGATTGAGGACGGATATGCTTGGGGATATCTTGGAGAGACCAAGGTAAAAGACTTTGCTGCACTTGCTGCACAAAGAAAAAAGTCTGGAAAGTAATTTTAATAGGAAAAACATGCAAGCAAAAAATGAGGCTATGATTGAGCATCTTCTAATGCAGGGTGCAATAGAGATGGCTGGAATTGACAACAATGGTCAGATGTATTATAATATTACATATAAGTTAAAAGAGGTTAACCCTAAACTTTATGAAGAACTATACAAACAATATACTGACCATATGTTTAGACTAATAGACAAAGGGCCAGAAATAATGCATTGGAGAATAAATGTCGACTGATATAGATAGTCTAATTCTTTCTGGGGCACTTGAGCCTGCAGGGATTGATCTGGAAACTGGAGAAATGTTATATAACTTTACTCCAAAATTAAAGCAAATAAATCCAGAATTATTTGATATTGCAAATAATGATTTATATTCACAAATATCAGATTTATGGGTAAATGGTTTTGTTGAGTTAGATATGCTATCCAATAATCCATATGTCAAGTTAACGCCAAATGCTTTTAATGAATCATTGCTATCTACATTATCTAGAGATATGCTGCATACATTAAATGAGATAAAGAGGGTTATTTATGAAAACTAATATACTTGATGAAAACATTTTCTATTACACAGAAATAATAGATAATCCTTACGCTTTTATTGATTTAATTGAGTCTAATGATATAAAAATTAAAAATACAAATGCTCCGCTAAGTCCGTGGAATGTTTGGACTGCAAGTAATGACGACTATATTTTTGGGTATCAAAAAAGATTTTTAGAAAATATAAAAGATCCTAGTTCAGATTATTATGAAGAATGTTTATTGATTCACGATACAATAAAAAATAGTATTGAAAAATGTTCTTATGACTATGCAAATCAAAAATCTATATCTATAGGTAATTTGACTCCATTATCAATAAGTAAGTATTCTGCTGGGGCACAAATGGGTCCACATGTTGACTCCTACGGTGATGACAGATCTCCAACAATATCGGTTGTTCTATATTTAAATGATGATTATGAGGGCGGAGAAATATACTTTAAAGAACAAGATATAAAAGTTAAGCCAAGTGCGGGTAGTCTAGTAATTTTTCCATCTACAGAACCTTATTATCATCAATCATTACCTGTAGTAAGTGGATCAAAGTATATGACCCCAGGCTTCTGGTATAAAAACTAAATAGTGGTATAATTAAATTCACAATGGAATATTTATTGGGATCCCTTATTACTTTTATTATTGTTTCCTTGGTTGGAAGAAATGTGGATCGCAAAAAGGTAGACTTAGAATTTCCTTTTAACTATGTAAAATATAGACAGTCTGATATTTTTTCTCTAGTTAGAGCATACAATGTATCTCAAATTTTTGAAGAAAAAAATAAAAAAAATTTTAAAAATACCCAATCTTATAAGCATTTTAAAAATACCAATATTAAAGTTATTATTATGGATGATATAGCATATTGGATTAAGGACAATCTTTTTTATACAGCCAATGTTGTAGATGGAATAGTAGACAAAGAAACTACTAGAACAGTTGACACAATGGATATGGATAAGGTACAATTGGATAAGATGATGTTTATTATTGATCAACTTAGAGAGGAAAATACTCGTGATAGTGGGAGTGCAGGGAACTAGTAGTTTTAACGACTACCAGATTTTTCTTCGTGCTATGGGCGTAGCACTTTCTGGAATAAAAAGTGATGACAATTATATCTATATTTATACAGCAGGTCCTAAAAATATTAACGATATGGTTATGGAATTTACCAATTTATCAGATCGTGGATTAAAGGGTAGGGGAATTAAAATTAAAATGTTTAAGGTTGCCCCCGAATGGTTAGAAGAAAATTGTGCTGATATTAACTATTTTGCATATCTTTGCAATCCTAGAGAAAATCAGAGCAAACTATTTAAAACGATACAACTAAATAATATAGAATATGGTCTATTTAACAGTTAGGTAAAAAATGATAATTAATGATTTAGAGACAATGGAGAACATTGTCAATAATAACAATACCCTGTCCTGGATAGGTTGGGATGTTGTTGAAAGACACAAAACACAAAAGGCAAAAACATCTAAAGATGGAATTTTTGTTGACGGGTATTGGTATACACAGAAAGTGTATCCAGTAACTCGTGAAGGTTGGAGCATTCCTCAGAAACTTGTAAGGTGATGCCATGCCTAAGCATCTTTGGAAAGACGATGCGTCTTGTTTAGATTATGACACAAATATATTTTTTGAAAAATATGAAGATGATGAGGCACTAAGGCCTGCCATAGATCTTTTATGTTCTTCTTGCAGTGTAAGGAAAGAATGCTTTGCTGTAGGGGTATCACAAAAAGAATGGGGAGTTTGGGGCGGTGTTTATTTAGAAGAGGGTAAACTTTCTAAAGAGTTCAACAGCCACAAAAATAAAGAAAGTTGGGCAAAAATTTGGCAATCCTTAACGATAGACTAGTATGGTAGTATAGATATATGTACACAGATTCTATGCGTAGAGCCTTTAGGTCATTAGATCATTATGCTCCAAAAGGATTTTCTGTAGAGATTATAGATAATGATAATTTTATAACAGTTAGAGCAAAGGCATCTTCTTTTGTAAATTTATCTGATCGTGATAAAAAGAAGGCGGTTGAATATATGTCTATGGTAAAAAAAGCATTTGAAGATTTAGGTTCAATTGTACTTCTGACTAGGACAGAGCAATGATTATTGAATTAATAGTTTATTCTTTTTTAACATTACTATTTGTTTATCTTATTTTTAATAATGTTAAAATAAAATACAAAAATTTTGAGTTGCAACAAAAACTACTAGAGTCTATGCTTAATAGAAATATGCTTTTAGAAAATATGAAAGCATTAAGTAAGTCAAAATCAATTGTAGAAGATGATGGATTTAATAAGTTTATTAATCAGTCAAGAGATTGGGCATTTCAGTATATAGAGTTTGCTCAATTAGAACTAAGCAAAATAATTAATCAACAAAATTCATTAACCAAAGAAGAGATTATTGATAGAATAAATACTTTATTACCTATGGATAACAAAAATGATTAATGCAAGGGGTATTCCTACAGCAAATTGTCCAGAATGTGGATATGATTTGCTTAAAGTAAATGTAAAAATTGATCCTATTGATTATGAACTAGGACTATACACATTAGATGGAGAGTGTGCCAAATGTGGAACACTTGTTACAGTAGCAACACCCCTTGACCATCCTAACTTTAACAAAGGAGAAAAATGAAAGATATTATATTTTCAATATTAACAGGCTTTGGTTGCGGAGTAATCTTTGCAGCCTTTAAACTTCCAGTTCCAGCCCCTCCAGTGTTCGCTGGTGTTGCTGGTATAATTGGATTATGGCTCGGATACGATGTCATAACAAGGTTCATATCCTAGGAGGAAAATAAATGGACGCAAAAATGAAAGCAATGCTTGCATCATACGGACGATCAGTTCTTGGTGCTGCGCTTGCGCTATATATGTCTGGGGTTACAGACCCTAAGACACTTGCATATTCGTTATTGGCTGCAATTGCACCAGTTGGGTTAAGAGCAATTAATCCTAACGATAAAGCGTTTGGAAGAATGCCTGCAGTTTCTGCACTTGAAACAGCACTCGCAAACTTACAAGTTAAAAAGGCTCCAACAAAGAAGGCTCCAGCAAAGAAAACTGCTGCAAAGAAGTCTTCTGGTGGCGGTAAGCCAGCCGACATGGCATAAATTAGTTAAATAAAATTTGGGGGTGTTGATTTTGACACCTCCATTTTTTATGCTATAATATATATGTACCCGCCCAAAGGGGGGTATTAATTGAACTCGCTTAATAAGGAGGAAACATGGTAAGTTCATTTGCATTGGATCTTTTTAAGGATCCATTTTTTATTGGTTTCAACAGAGAGTTGGACCGTTTTTCTAATATCCATCGTGAGGCAACTCGTCAATCTTATCCACCATATGATGTGGTAAAACTTGATGAGGACACTTACAAGTTATCTTTGGCCATTGCTGGTTTCAGCAAGGACGAAGTTGAGGTTTCTGTGGATAATGGAAGTTTAATTATCAAGGGTGAGAAAACCGAAGAAGAGAACACTAATGTTCTACATAAGGGTATCGCAACTCGCAAATTCACACGCACCTTTGCTCTTGGAGAGTATATGGAGGTAGATCGTGCTGAAATGGCAGACGGTATTCTTAGCGTCTTTGTGGAAAGAAACATCCCCGAA